AAAAAATCTCTTTAAGCCAGCTCCTTTTCCTCTAATAACATCAGGTCTTTATCCATATGATAATAAATTATATGGTTGTAGTCAACATACAGTTCCTCTGGACATACTGTCTTCAATTCAAATTTATGTATGGGCTTGTCTTTGTTCATGATTATCAAGTCCATTTGGGAGAGTACACAAATGAATGTTAGAATGTCTTCAGATAAGAAGTTCTCATTTCTTAATTGCAATCTTATATCATCAAATTCATCCTCTATCCAACCCATAGTATCTTTAAGCTTGGCTGTCTGTTTTCTAAGATAATGTCTAAAATCAGAAGCAGTCATCATTGGAAGGTCTAAGAAGAAGCCAGCAGCTGAGAGAAAGCTTAGGAAGAACTTGTCAGCATTAATCAAATCTGCAGATATATCTTGTCTTATATCTATAGTTGTTATTCTTCTCTTCAAGTCATCAATTTTCTGCTTCCTCTTGGCAAGCAATTCTTTGTGTATCTTGGTGCCAGAAACTAAGCTTGCATCTCGTTCAAGATCATCTATTTGTCTTACTAGTGAGTTCAACACTTCATCATCTGAATTTACATCTGGTCTTGTAATATTTGATGCAGATTCATCTGGCCTTACAGTATCCAGACTAAGAGATCTGCCAGTGAGAAAAGAGCAGATAGCAGACAAATTTTCATAGATTGATATCTCATACTTAGAATCCATTAACTGTTCAATGGTTATACCTTTCTTCTCCAGTATAATGGAGTGCATTATTCTAGTATAAAAATTATTACCCATAATTAATTTTGGTTGTCTGATGTTTGTTATTAACTTCTCTTCATCAGAAAGTGCTTTATTGGTCATGAGTAGATGGCTAAAATGTTCTAGGTTGTCCTCATCAATATTGATTCCAAGGTAATTGGCTAGATCACTCTTAGGGTCTTCTTTGTCCACTGCTTCTGCCCATGAACTAATTCCTTTCAATCCTTCTCCTGCAGTCCAAGAGTCTCCTCCTAGAGCACTCTCAGCCATGAAATTCATCATACTGCTTATGTATATGGGGTCTATTGAAGGTGCTTCTTTATCATCAGACTTTATTCTCATTGTAAAATCATCAGGTCTTTCTGATCTATCTCCAGACCACAGAGCAGCAAAATGGCTTCTTAGCCTTCTCATGTCAATGTTATTATTGTAATCTCTTCTGATTGGTCTCCATACATTGTATGGTGTGATTGTGTGTCCAACATTGTATGTTATCCACTCCTGCATATCAGATATAGTCATTAATTTGGAATCATGATACTTTTTTAATACAGAATCTTGAATAGGAGGATTGGATAGATTATCCCAATCCTTGTGTTGATAACCAATTGTACAAATACTGAATTTATCATCATGATCATGCACCATTATTTTAGAAGAAAAGTCATGAACCTCAAATGACCAGTCCATGCTCAGAATACGATTGGTCATCTCCACCTTGAATTCATTCTGCACTATCAAAGGAACTGTGTTATCTGGTGGTTTTAGAGCATGGGTTATTTTCCCACTCTTAGATAAATATAGCTGGCTGGATGAAGTAGAAGGATGCTCTCTAACCTGCAATTTTATTTCTTTCAGTAGCTGATTGATTAACTCTCCAGCATATCTGCTACCTGATTCTACTGTGTTCACCTTTATGTAAACACATTCATTATCTCTCATACTAACTTCAACTGATAAGTTGGATACCACACCTTTCCACAACCCAACTCCAGATCTAGATCCATCTGACTTTCTCCTCTGTGGTATCACAAAGAATCCAATCAGTCCACATCTCTTATGAAGTATTTGTTCCAGTATCCTGGATTTTGGTTCATCACGTAGAAAATCATATTGTATCTTAAGTAGTTGAGAGCTACTAGGAATGTCATAGAAGTCTTCATCCAAGAAGATCATCTTGTTGAACAATTGCACTGCCTGAACCTTCCTGGCAGCATCATGATAGGGAAAAGTGGTTATAGCATACATTCCAGATCTCAAGCAGTCAACTTGATATTGTTTATCAAATTCCACACGCAAGATGATTTTAATATTTGGCCAGTATATTCTACTAATTGTATTAGTTAAACTGGATCCTTTTGCTGCAGTATCAACTAACCTGATGCTTCTTGTTTTGGTCATCATCTCCTCCAATAAATGTTTTAGCTCTACTACATTCAAGCCAGTACAGATTTTAGTTTCATCTAAAGTATCCTTCAAAAATAAATACTTCTCTTTAGTCCTTTTCCAAATGTCCTTAAAATGAAAAGATCCAACCTTTACATAATGATTAGCACCAAACCATTGTCTTTTGCAAACATCTATTAGTGGATACAAGTCACCAGATTCATGTGAGTAGACTTCAATTTTAGTTTTGGATCTTCTTGAAAACTCAGACTTAAGCAACAACATGTTCTTACAAAGATGATTTATCATAATGTCAAATGATCTAAATTCTCTTATCAATGGGAAGTAATCATCTATGGAGTACTTGCTCTTGATGACTGGTAGCTCAAAAGCCTGTAGTAGATTAACCTTATTACTGATGCCATGTATGGTTATGCAAGGTGTATTCAACATATATTCTGAGGCTACAACCATCTTGGTATAAGAGGCATCAGTAGATAAAGATGCTTTCACACCAGGGGAATATAGCTTTACAGCTAATGAAAATTTGTCTTCAGACCATTTATTATGTTTCATGAACAATGCCTCTGGCCTCAATTCATAGAACTCCAATAATGAATCTTGATCTGGTATTGAACTCAGTCTACCTCTTAACTCATTCCATTTCTTGAATGATAACAATTTTAGTGTAGCAACTTTCATCTGTTCAGTGACCAAATATGCTTTGCTAGATTTAGTTCTAAATTGTTCTTTTTCTGATATCATATGGAAGGCACTTGCTGACTGAAAGATTTTGAATTTAGTTGCTAATCTGTAAATATTGTAGTCCAATCCTAACATGCCACAGGTTAAGTCTGGATCTAGAGGAAAGAATCCCAAAGATGGATTAGGTGAATTTATCATCTTATAAGTTAGCTTATCAAATTCATGATGATTGTCCATGCCTAATAATTTGTAATGCAGCCAGGCTTGAGACAGTTGTAACATTGAGCAAAGATGAGTTGATGCACCTCCTTCCAGGCACTGAGTGAGAATGTTATAATTGGTCCTGTATCTAGTCATGAAGTTCTCTACCACTGGCTGTTCCAAGCTTGCTGCCACCCATCTAACAGTAGGGTTCATCACTTTTGTCTTAACTCTCCAAACAGAGTTGAATTCAAGAATTAAATAGGAGAAGAATAGAGTCTTTGCTAGAGATGGCAGAATTGACATCCATTTAGCTATCTCTTCTTTTAGTCTCATTAGCATTCCCATGTACC